AGCTGCTTGATGCTGTTGCCTTGTTCCCTGCTATTGCTCAGTGTGCTCGCGGTATGCCGAAAGTCGTTGAGAATGAAGGTGTCCCTCTCGACACTGGTGTTATTCATCTTGGCAAATTGCCTGAACATTTGCCCCAATCTTCTCGAACAACTATAATCCCTTCTCGTATGCATGGTATGCTCTCAGACCCCATCACTAAACCCGCCCTGCTTGTCCCTAAAGTCATTTGCAAAGATGGTGAGGAGGTGTTGTGGGACCCTCTCGTCGAAGGAGCTAAGAAAGCCGGTAGAACGTGTGGTTTCGTTGAAAGTCATGTGTTAGATGCAGCGGCGCGGGATGTGCTGAACATCTGCCGCACCAAATTTAAGGAAGGAGCTCCCGACGTCGTTAAGATTGATTACGAAACCGCAGTGAGAGGAATTGAAGGAGACGAGCTTTTCCAACCTATCAATCGTACAACATCTCCCGGCTACCCTTATGTCTTGCAGAAGAAGGTGCGTAGTCAAAAAGGAAAAACGAATTGGATGGGTCGAGAAGAGTGGGAGTTTGACACTGATGAGGCCAAACGCCTTAGGGAGGATGTTGAGAAGATGGAGAGAGACTGTGCAAATAGTCGCCCCATTGATGTGGTTTGGATTGACACTCTGAAAGATGAGAGGAGGCCTTTGGAAAAGGCCGATCAAGGTAACACCAGGATCATCTCAAATGGTCCAATGCATTTTAATATTCTTTTCCGTATGTATTTTATGTCCGCTTTAGCTTTTTTGCGTCATAATCGTGTCTTCAATGGTATTGCTGTCGGTATAAACGTGTGGGATCGTGAGTGGGATCACCTTGCCAGGTGGCTTCAAGCCAATTCTACGCGCTTTATCGATGGCGATTTTAAAAATTTCGATGGGACTCTTATGGATCAATTTATGTGGAAAATTTTTTGGATTCTCGATTCTATGTATGATGATGCGTGCCATACGATCAGGTACAATTTGTGGTACCAAGTCGTGTATGCGATACGCGTGTGTAGAGGAACTGTTTATCAATGTACGCACTCTCTCCCCTCTGGTTTTGTCGCGACTGCTGAAGTGAATTCCCTCTTGTTAATCTTGTGTTTCGCTGTGCCTACTTGATCCTTGCTGGTGTGAAATGTCCTGAAGAGCGTTCAATGAGATCTTTTAATGAGAACGTTAGAATGGTGGCATATGGAGACGATAATGTGCTGTCTATTAAACCGAAAATCATCTCTTGGTTTAATATGGAGTCTCTCGTAAGTGTGATGAAGACTTTTGGTATGGAGTACACTGCCGCAGACAAAAGTAGTGTAATTGTGAATAATAAATCCCTGTCCGAAATCTCGTTCTTGAAGAGAGGATTCAAGCGAGTTGACAGTTTGTTTGGCGACACTAGTGTGTTTTTGTGTCCCGCCGAACTGTCAACCCGGTTGGAAATGCTCAATTGGACGAGGAAAAGACCTTTCGATTCTAACCCCGAAGAAAGTGATGTGGTCTCCGAAGTCATCAAGGAGATCGCGATGCACGGAAAGGCCGTGTATGATGAGTATGTCCCCCAAATTGTCGATGCCGCTCACAAGGCTGGTGTCACTGGATTCAGAGATGAGGGACTTTTCCATTACCATCATCAAATAATCTCTGGATCAAAATAGCCTACCCC